AAAAAATCTTCTGTATATATAGGATATATAGGTATTGAAGGTGGTGCATCATTATAAGTTATAACAGGCAAATTACCACCTGACCCCCCTACATAAGCACTTGCTTGTGCTGCTTGTCGTATTACTTCAAAAATATTTTCACCAACAAACCAATCATACATATTAGCATAATTGGCAGGTGATGTAAATTGTTGATTAAAACTCCATCCTCTTTTTTCACATTTACTATCTCCATCTCCTGTGCCGGGTCTATCAGCTACAATATTTATTATAATGATTGTGCCTTCAGGAACTGTATAATCAACATAAGCAGAAGTTATAGGGTCATACACACTCATAGAATAAAGAATTTGACAAGGTGGGTCGCTAACTTGTTTACCTGCCGTATTATTTATATTTCCATATAATATTTTTGAGTTAGCATCATTACTAACAGCAAAATCATTGGCATTCATCTTCATATAAACACCGGCAGGAGCATTTGTAAATCCTAAAAAGTTTGCTCCTTTTGCTTCCTTCTCTAATACGGTTGCATAAGAGCACGTATTTTTAGGACCTGTAGCATCAGCCTTTACAATATACCTGTCTCCAACTTCTACTTTTCTTGCATTCTCTCCTTCCAATAAAAGATAAACAGAATTTGTTGTCGCATCTTGAAAATAAATATCACTGTAAATTGTTTCATATCCTGCTTTGTCAGGCTTGATAACAAACTTATATCTTGTCGCCCAAGCAGGAGCTACCTGTGTTGGTGGTATAATAACTTGAATAGAATTTTGTAAATCAGATGTCCCACAAGGAAAATGAACAGTATTACGAGGGCTTACCAATGCTGTTGTAGAACGATTGAACTCATCCATATAGACAATACCAATCTCATAGTCACGATTGCTATGAAGACTTTTACTATTGCCACGTTCTTGATATGTGACTTCGCTTGTAACAAATTTATAATATTCATAACAAGTAACAGCAGGAGAAGCAACGCTATCAACAAACTGCATTGCTAATAATTGAATCTTTATAATTGAACTTCCTGCTGTTGCTGTAACACTTATTGGTTGTCCTGCTATATTAATTCCACTTGCTGTTTTAGTATAGTTACCTAATTGATTGGGTATAGAGCAATTAAATGAATCAGTAAAAGTTGTACCATCACACGGAGTTCCTGTAACAGGTTGAATGTTTAAAGAAGTTCCTACTCTATCTTGAAATTCTATACTTGTTACCATATCATATACCGAAGCATAATCTTGTGGTAACTCAAAAAATAATGATAAATCTATACTTATTGTTGTTTGTGAAGGATATGAACTTCCTGAAAAAGAAGCGTGAATAAAAGAAAAGTCAATACTTAATAATCCACCTTGAACTAAAACAGCTCCTGTTAAATCAACTTCAAGAATAGAATCATTTATTGATTGTAATCCATTAATAGTATAAACACCTGCCGTTGCTGATGGTTCAGAGTCATAACTTGATATACCTATCTCTTCTGATACTCCTTGTAAATAGTACTCAAGCATTGTTAGATTGCCATTCTTATCAATCAAGTCATATCCTTCAACATAGTTACCATACATCAAGCGATTGCCCATAATAGTTTGAGCTTTTGCTTTTAATGGCACATTATCGTAAAGTCTTAATAACTCTGACTCAGGAAGGATAGTAAATATCTTGCTATTTGAAAAAGTATAACTATAGTTAGTATTGTCAGATAATGCCAAGTCCTGCTTGTTAACTTTTTCGATAACCTTAATAACATTACTATTCATATCCTTAAATAGTAAGTCTATTGACTTTACAAGTGGACCTCCTGTATTCACTGTTACAATCGCAGCATTGAACTGATTAATCATACCTTCATTCAAGAAAGCATCATTAGTTACATCAAACGACTGAGGGAAAAAGGCAGGAGCTGAAAACTGAGAGATAGCAGAGTATTGATTGTCTGCATACTCATATCTGTAAGCAAAGCAAATAAATCTATCCTCAAGATAATTTTCTTGACCTCCAATAATTGTAAGTTCTACGTCAGGAGATTCAGCAGGTGGTCTCTTGATAACAAGGATTGACTCCCATAACAATAAATCATCCAATCCTGAAATAGGAAGAGCATAGTTTTGCTTTACATTAAAAAATCTTGGCTGATTATAATCATCAGTAAAAAATAATAAATTGTCAATTAAATCTACTCCTGTTATTAAGTATTGCGGATTAAAATTAAGTGTCGTATTTACATTATCATAGTTAACGCTAATGATATGATATGTCAATATGTTTGTTGCTTCACTAAAAGAAACAACCATATCAATCTTTCCTAATGGTGCATCAACAGATACAGGAAAATTCGGGTCGTGAACAAACCAATAAATTACCTCTCTCTCCCCATCAGCAATAGAACCTATTGTTTTTGCTTGGCTGCTTAAAGGAACTCCATTGAATTGTAATCCCGTCAATACAGTGTTTCCTTTGGTATTTTCAATAACACCAACCTCCGATTGTTCCGTAGAACCCATACGGATATTAAGAGCATCAATATATTCTCCTTGAGGAACTACACGTTCGTCAAGAACTTTATTCATTCTACCTGCTGTAAAATTCCTTGATATCTTAGCCATAATTATTTTATCATCTTATCCAATCCACGAAGGTTCATCAACAATCTGCCGGGATGTATGTTACTGATTCTGATTTTAGCGTTTCTTAATAAAGCAGTCTTTTCTTTTCTTGCTCTTGCTACAATATATTCTTGCACTCCTAACTTAGAGTTTAGTATTTCATATTGAATGTAAGCATAGATATACTTCTCAAATAGTTTATTTACCGATACCATTGAGTCATCTCCATTCTCCATACCATCAGATACATATTCAAGGATACAGCTTTTATCTGCCATATCAGAACTGAAGTTAATTACTCCTGCTTTCTTATCAATATTAAAAGTAGGATTAAAGTTAGCCGTCTCCGTATTTAATCCATATCGCTGTCCTACATTGTAGTCAAAGTACCACTTGCCATCTACATACCATCCATAGCTACCATAGAACTGACTGCCGGGATTAAGGTAAATACTTTTCTTTAACTTATGAAGTCTATCATAGTCAATCTCTGAGTTTTGTGGTTCTAATATATTTCCGTTTTGGTCAAACAAAATGTTACCTGCATTATCTTGAAGGTAAGCTCTTGACGATAAAGTCTGAATGTTCTCACTTAACGGTCTTAGATATCCATCCTTATAAAGAGAGATACGCACCCAATTAACAAAGTCGCTTGGTAACACATAACGCAATGACGCAGCTACCGTCAGCTCTAATACCTTTATCTCCTTGAACGCATCATAGTTTAATTCTTGTATCGCTCGTTTAGCGTGAAACAATATCTTGTAACGCTCTTCATTATTTACTAATGAATGGTTTCCTGAGTACATCAACATAAAGTTGTTGACGATATCAAATAAACTTACATATTGGTAAGAACCCCAATTTGCATCTTGAGGTTGATTACCATTATTATCATAATATTCGTATTGTGATATGTATGCCATTGACTTTTATTTTTATTGTTGTTGACTGAATGTCGGTTGTTCGTGTTGCTCTTGACCAATACTGAACTGAGCCACTTCAATCTCACGGATTGATACACCACAATATTGAAGTATCTTCATCACTAACTTAAACTCATCCTCTAATGGTAATTCAAAATCTTGATAATCGGGCTGCGATTGGTCAAATGATGGCTCACCATTAAGCAAGGTGACATACGTCCACTTTGGTGGCTTGGGGTATCTGAAATATGTAGCCTTGAGAGCTCCATACCCTGATATTGATGCCGGATACGAATTTATTCTTCCATCTATTTGAGTGTACGCAGGAAACATTGTTGATGGCGCCGTCAATATCGAGGCATTGAGCATGCTTATTTTACCATTAGAAACCTTTTCGGCTTCCGAATATGCTCGAGACGAATACACAGCATACCCTTCGCTAGGGTTTGTAAATATGTCTTCGGTCAAAGCCAACACGTTTTGAGAGACAACTGAAGAAACTAGGGCGTTCTGATTTGTTGTAGTATTCAGCACTATATCCCCAACAGAAACTCCATTGGTAATAAAGTTACCCGAAGGAGGTGTCCATAATTGAAATGGAGCTACCGTAACCGGGTCTGATTGGCCCGAAGAAAGCAAGTTGGTGTAACAGATAATCTTGTTTATCATGTACGCCTCATTGCCTGTCGTAGTAAGCGACGGAGTAAAGAATTGATTCACGGGAATACCAAGGCCGTTTGATACGGGAAAAAGAAAGTCTTCAACCATAAATATCTCTAGCGTCTCAGCTAGCGGCTTGGCTATATCAGCATAGTCAGTTCCTGACAAGCGCTGATTCTCCATAGTTATTGACTTATTGTAGCTGCTATAGTACTCTTCGTACAGCTCCATTTGAGCCTGCATGCAATACAGATTGAAGTCAGATGGAGAAATGTATCCGTAATTGTTCTTGTTCAATACAGAAAGGACGGTATTTCTTACGGAGTTTATCATCTATTCTTTTTTACAAATATAGGTAAAAAGAAGAAGGGCCACCGATGGCCCTTCCTTATCTAATTTGATTGACTTCTATTCTGAAATCAATGAATCCAACATCTTTAGAGAGTCGATTCCATCATCACTCTGCAGGTATCCTGCGGCAATATCAAATGCGTCCTCTCCAAATGGAACAGAACACATCTTCTTTTTATTGGTAGGAGTATTGAACCAAATCTCTTTCCCGTTCGCTCGAACAGATAAGAAGTTGTTTTCAAAGAATGTTCTCACCTTCGCTTGGAACCTGAGCTCAGGGTCATTGATTGCATTCATAAAGCTGCGAGGGTCGTTCTTAGCGAACACCAATAGGTCACGCTTCATCTCTGCGGTAGACACGCTTGATGGGTCTTTACCAAAGAGCACACGAGTGAGCATTTCCATTTGCTCAATAGATAGCTTTCTAGCTTCTACCAATGCATCAACTTCCAACGTGAGGTCTTCAATCTCCGCGCTTGCATCTTTCTCTTTGTCCACTTCCGCAAACAAAATCCCGTTATGTGGGTGATAGTGCAAGAACTCCTGAAGCACCGGATTGGACTTTGGAACAGTGAGCATACCATCCTCAAACACGATTGGTTCTAAGATAGCGTTGCCATCTTGTTCATCTTCGAATGGTGATTTCTGATTGACCGCGTAACGAAGTACTCGGTTTTGATTTTTTGATTCGTCGTACCACATCAGGGGGAATCTTGGATGCGTGCGCGATGCCAAGGTGTACGACAGTGGTGTCCCGTTAAGGATTCTGTAGACCTTATCTACAGGGGCTTTCTGTTTTGACATTTAATTGAAATGGATTTGATTGAACAAAAAGAAAAAGAGGTGTGTCTTTGAAGACACACCCCGTTTTCATTGCGATTATCCGTAGCGGAACAACACGAAGTTGTTTGCGCCCAAGGTACATACTGCACGCTCAGAGAGGAAGTGAACCTCCATTGCGTCGAGGTCGCTCGTCTGAGCACCACCGGCAGAACCTGTAACCCATGTTTTGTAGCGACGGTCTTCAGCCTCGCTAGCGCGGTAGCGAACGTGCAAGAACGGACGCTTAGCGTTCTTACCCATGATTTGGTCATACACAGTGGTAGAACCTGCAGGAACGAGCATACCGTTGATGGTACCGGTTGCAGTTGCTGCTGTGGTATTCAAACCGCCGCGCATTGTTGGGTCGTTCAAGTACTTCCAATCCGACTTGTAGAAGTCGTATCCACGACGGAAGCCGCTGAAGCCAAGGTTCAACGCCATCTCAACGTCGTTGTCGAAGAGACCGTAAGAAGCTCCGTTTGCAGAACCTGTTCCGTTGTAACCATTGAGAGTAGCCAACATGTTGTCGATGTCGAAACTCAATCCACGGTTAGCGAAAACTACGTTCTCTTCGATTGCTCCTTGCTTGTCCAAGCGAGACACGATAGTATCCCAATCAGGAAGTGTAGTTGGTGTACCACCACCCCACACGTTACCACGAAGGTTTACCACGTAGAACACACCTTGAGAGCCGATAAAGCCGGCTGTAGCAGCACCTGAACCTGAGGCTGCAGGAACAGCTTCAATCATTGCTGTCTCGAGGTAGTCTTCGAAACGGAGACGAGTCTCGTGCTCAGACTTGAGGTACCACAGGTAACCGGTCGCGCCGTTCTCGGTGGTAACTTCAACCCAACCAATCTGAGCCATGTCCGAACCGTTTACGGCGTACTTGTCCTTGATGATGATAGGGTTGTTTGAGAAGATGTCGTCTTCAGATTCCAAAGAACCGGTCATGCCATTGGTTCCTTTCTTGAACTCCGAACCATAGATGAACACGGTGCAAGCAGTAGATACTGCAAAAGCCTGTCCGCCTGATTCGTAGTAAGCCACAGTAAATGTGGTAGCAGATGGAACGGCAGTAACGATTGCTTTGTTGAACACACCCGAAGTGTTGTTCTGAATCATTACTGTCTGACCAATACGGATAGCGATATAGGTAACACCTGTATCAGCTACAGTAAAGGTTGCTGTAGAAGAACCGGCTGCAGAAGCAGAAGTACAGTTGGTGTACTTGATGTGCAAACGGCCTTGTTCAGCCCACTTGATTTGGTCAGAGTTTGATGGCAATTCAGCGCCAACCATGCGAAGGAAAGACGCGATGCTGCGATTACCATAACGCTCAAATTCTTTCTCGTATGTATCAGGAAGATACTGATTTAAGAAGTTGAAGTTAGTAATGTAGTTTGTTTGTAACGCCACTTGCTCGGCACTTGGCTGTAGAGCATAATTGGGCGTGTTTAATAAAGCACTTGCCATTTTGTTTTAAGTTTTTTTTAGGTTTATAATCTTTTTGCACTGCGAATTTTTAATCTTCTGCCGGAGTCAGGATTCACAGCTTTAACCTGAAATCCGTCAGTTGACTTAGTAACCTCAGGTGCTCTGCGTTCAGACATATTGATATTCTTAGTCTTACGCATCACATCTTCCGTTGCATCAGCCAAACCCTGTTCGTAGAAGTGTCTTGCGAACTTCTCAGGATTCATTGCTACGGCTAATGACCTATGGTATCCTGCTGCATCCTTCATAAGACCATTCTCATCCAAGAACTTATTGATAAAGTTCGATGGATTTGATTGGAGCTTCTTGAGTTCAGCAGCGTCTGAGGGAGCAAAAGAAATCTTCTTGTCATTAATATTAAATTCAAAACCTTTGAACTCTTTACTAAATACCTCATCTGTCTTTTGCGTGAACCAATTACGTTTGCGTTCATTCTCTTCCTCTACCGTCTTCGCCTCATTTAAGTATCGCTTATACAATTCATACTGCTCTCTCTCTTCGTTAGAAACTGATAATCCACTTGACTCAAGTGGCATCTTGTATTTCTCCTTCTGAGTGTTAAAGTATTTCTTCGCTTCAGCGACAGCTTTTTTCTTTGCAATTTTTACTTTCTTTACCGTTGACTCATCATCAAGGTCCTCATCGTATCGATAATCATCCAACATCACATCTACATCCTCTTCGTCGATACCTTCCTGAGTAGAAAGTAAATACTCTTTTAATAAATCATCAGAGTCCATTGATTCATAGTCCTTTCTTAATTTAAGAAAGTCATCGAATCCTCTACCTGTTTCTTTCTTGTACTTCAAATACGAAGCCACATCTTCAGGTAACTCTTCTGATTCTTTACGTTCAGCCATCAACTCATCGAATGAGTTAATCTGCTTATTGTATCTCTTGCCAATATATGAAAGAACGTCTTCTTCTTTTAACTCACAGGTTGCTCTTGTGGTGTTTCTATTGTCTGTTGCTCTACTACATTCTCAGGAGCTTCATTATTCATTTCCTGTTCGTGCTTCTCAAGCAACTCTTTTTCTACTTCTTGAACACTCTTTGGTTCAGTGTCTAATGCTCTTACTTTAAATTCCATTTGATTAAATTTTAGTTTGTTACAAAGTTATGTATTATTTTTTAATGTTTTATCGAGGCTCAAACTCACCCAAATCAAAGCCATCTAAGCTATCCTCGTTGGACTCAAAGTTTAACGGAGGAAGGTTATTTTTACGTTGGTTTATCAATTTAGATTGTTGAGTATTCTGTAAACTAATACGCTCCTTCTTAGCATTTTCCTTTTCTTTCTCCATCTGATTCTTCTTATCTTCCTTAATACCACTAAGTTGCATACTATAGCTAAACTCTTCTTTCATTAACATCTGCTTCAATTGAGCCTCTACTTTCATTTTCTCAATCTCCATAGATATCTCTGTCTGCTTTAGCTGTTGCTTCATCTGAAGCTCTGCCTGTAGTTTTTGCATTGCTGTCTGCCCTGCTAACTCCTGAGATTTCAACTGCTGCTGAGAAATCATTGCTTGTTTCTGCATCTCCATCTGCTCTTCTCTGTCTTGCTTCTGTGTTCTCTTTAACTTCAATAACTGATTAGCAAGTTTAAGGTTTTTAATCTCACGGATATCAATAGCATCCTCAAGGTTAATATCTCCTTTCGATAATGCCATCTGAATGTTAGCTTCAAGCTGTGCTTTTTGCTCTTCATCAGGTGATACTTCTATAAAGATACCAAAGTCATAGATGTATAAGTCCTTAATGTCATTAAGGATAGACACGTTGTACTTTCCAATTTGATTAGCAAAGTCGTCTTTAAAGTCTGCATACTGAAGAATATCAGCAATACGATACGTCAACGCTTCTGCTAATGTTCTATAGATAAACAATCCTGACTCAAGGATATGGCGTGTTGCTGTATTAGAGTTTAACGCTGCTAACTTCTGAACACCAACCAATGAGTTCGGGTCAGGCATACTACCGTCTCTCGCTTCGTTTAAGCCGGTTACAGAGCGAATCATATCTAAGTAATGATTATAGTTCGCTATCAACATCTGTGTCTTAGAAGCTCCTGAATTTGATGTAAGCTGTGTGATAGGCACACGAGCATTGTTGAACTCGCCATCCTGCGTATAGCTTCGACCAATAACACTACCTGTTTGGAAGTATAGTCGTAAAGCATCTTCAGGATTGTAAGCATTCCCTGTTCCCAAGTCTACTTCATTCAATCCATCAGCATCAATGAACACACCATCAGGAACGGTACGTGCAATGACTTGCTGTAACTTCAAGTGAGTTATCTGAATCAAGTCAGCAAAAGGTATCATCCTTCTTACTAACGACTCAATAACTCCCTTATACATACGAGGAGCACAAGCCACATAGTTTGGTATAGCGTGTTGAGATGCCGATTTAGGACGAACCATATTCTCAGACATCTGCCACTTTAATAGGATATTAGTTCCCATTACCATTACACCTTCATACCATACATCAATCGTCTTTTCCATCTTCTCAAAACGACCTTCCTCCATCATTTCAGCAGGAGGATTAAATGTATCAGACTTCTCAATTACTCTCGTTCCTCCGTTCTCAAGAATCTTCTTCTTATAGACCATCTTCTTCGTAGTCTTATAATTAAAGTAAAGAAGAGTACAAGTATCACGATGAAATAAACTATTTTGATAGAACTGTGCAACATTATAGTAGTCATACCATCCTTGACTATACATACTTATCTCTTGTAAGTCTTCCTTTGTCAACGATGGATTAATTTTTAATAACTCAGTAATAGGAAGTGTTTTAATCTCTCCCCAATAAAAGCAATCTCTAAAGTACGGGTCTTCAGTATAACTATACACTACGTTAGCAGGGTCAACATAAGATACTTTAACTCCTGCACCGGGAAGGAACTCGTGCTTTGCAACAGCAATTCCTAATACCGTCATATCATAATCAAGTCTCTTGCGAGTATCTTGATAATGGTTTGCATCAAATATAGTATTGATAGCTTCTTCCTCTGCAATCTCAATGGCAGGTTTATACTTTAACTGCATATATAAAGAAAGCTCTTCATCATTAGTAGGAAGTTCTTCTTCTTTAGTAATATAAGGATTAATACCTGATTGCTCTTTGATAATATCAAGCACAGGCTTTGCAACCATCTCTGATTCTACAAGGTCTTGATACTTACTTCTCTTTGCTTGTGACATAGCATCCTGTGCATACGCTTTCACCTTG